GCGGGCATCACGCGCGACAACCTGTTCATGCGGATGTCGGATGATGAGTGGAACAGCGTGCTGCAGGTGAACCTCACCTCGACCTTCAAGCTGTGCAAGGGAGTCATGCGCGGGATGATGAAGGCCCGCTGGGGACGGATCGTGAATATCAGCTCGGTCGTCGGCGCCACCGGCAATCCGGGGCAGGCGAACTACGCCGCGTCCAAGGCCGGCATGATCGGCATGTCCAAAAGCCTCGCCTATGAAGTCGCCAGCCGCGGCATCACGGTGAATGCGGTGGCACCCGGGTTCATCGCAACCGCCATGACCGACAAGCTGACGGATGACCAGAAGTCAGGAATCTTGAACCAGGTGCCGGCAGGTCGGATGGGCGAGGCGGATGAGATCGCCGCGGCAGTGCTCTATCTCGCCAGCCCGGAAGCCGGGTATGTCACCGGTGCGACCCTGCATGTGAACGGTGGGATGGCGATGCTTTAAGGCGGCGCCGAAGTTGCGCGTCGTGCAATACACGGACCTGCTTTGCAGATGCAGCATGATCTGAGGCTTGTTTCGTTTCGCGAAAGCCCCTATCTGCCGCTCGGGTTTGGACCTCCGGCCCGTAATCGTAAACCGTTTGCCTAGGCGTAACTCTATGCTATAGGCGGCGCATATTTCAGCAGGGGGCCGTCGGCCGCGCCTGACTTACCCGGGCAACCGGGATCTAGCCGCCTGACAAGGGCAAAACCAACCTACCCCGAAGCGGGCAAGGGCAGACTTGGGCAAAATGCCCGTTATGGAATGAGGACTAATCATGAGCGACGTCGCAGACCGCGTTAAGAAAATCGTTGTGGAGCACCTTGGTGTTGAAGAAGACAAAGTGGTCGAAGGTGCCTCTTTCATCGACGATCTGGGCGCCGACAGCCTGGACACCGTCGAACTGGTGATGGCGTTCGAAGAAGAGTTCGGGATCGAGATTCCCGATGATGCGGCCGAGACCATCCAGACGTTCGGCGATGCAGTGAAATTCATCTCCGAAGCGTCCTGACGCAACGGACCGGAGAATTTGATCGGCGGTCCCCGGCGGGGGAACGCCGATTTTTTTTGTCCGAACGACTTGTGACTTGCATCCAGGCGGGCGCTGCTGCCAGTCATTGGGCCAATGAGACAGGCAATCCCTGCGGTAGAGACATGAACCGCGTGACACCCAACATCAACACAGCCCGTCTGACCCTGCGCGCGATGCGGCCAGAGGATTTCGACCGCTATGCAGAGATCTGGGCACAGCCCGAAGTCGTCCGCTTTTCCGGTGGTCGTCCGTTGTCGCGTGGCGAGGCGTGGAATGCGTTCCTGCGCAACGCGGGGCATTGGCAGATGACGGGATTCGGCCAATGGGCCATCGCCGAGCAGCGAACGCGGCGGATGGTCGGGCACACCGGGTTCTGCTTTTCCGCGCAGGGCTATGGGGCGGACTTCGATCCGTTCCCCGCGGCGGGCTGGGTACTTGCGCCCGAGGCGCAGAGCAAGGGGTATGGCGTCGAGGCGACCTCTGCCGCGCATGACTGGTTCGACCGGATCATGCCCGGCAAGCTTGTGACGTCCGTGCATGCTGAGGACATCGGCTCGCTGCGGCTGGCAGCAAAGCTGGGCTATGAGGAAATGCAGGAAATCACGCACGGCGACGATTCGGTCGTTCTGCTGCGGCGGACCGGCCCTCCCGCCGCGCTCTGACGCCGCAAACGGGTCAGTCTGCGCCGGATTACGCGATTTGGCATGTCTCCACTGTGCTATCCTGTCCGCGTTCCGAAACCGGCAGCAGGGAGTGCGGCCATGTTGGTCTTTCCGACGATCGAGTTACAGCGCGGACGGTGCGTCTCGCTAGAGAAGGGGCGGCTGGACCAGGCGACGATCTGGCATGTCGATCCCGTCGAAACCGCACGCGGCTTCGCCACTGCGGGAGCGGAATGGATGCATGTAACCGATTTCGACGCGGTCGAGGGCCGCGATGACAACAGCGAGTTGATCGGCGAGATCATTCGCGCGGCCGGCATCCCGGTGCAGTTGGGTGGCGGATTCCGCAGTCGCGAGTCGGTCGAACGCTGGATCGAACGCGGCGCGGGACGCATCGTGATCGGCACCCTGGCCGCCCGCGATCCGGACTTGGTCCGTGAGTTGGCAAAGTACTACCCGGATCAGATCGTGCTGGCGGTGGATGTCTGGCGGGGACAGGTCATGACAGAAGGCTGGCGGACTCCCAGCGCTTTCACACCTGATGGTTTTATCGCGGCCTTTGGTGACACGCCGTTTGCGGGGCTGATCATCACCGACATAGACAGCGAGATCGAAGATGTGGATGCGCAGCTTGGCCTGATCTCGGGACTGGCGGCGCAGGCGCGCATCCCGGTGATCGCCAACGGAGTCGTGCACTGTGTCGATGATATCGCCCGTTTGACCTATGTCCAGAACATCTGGGGCGCGCTGGTCGGCAGACCGCTGTTCGAAAAGACCTTTGCGCTGTCGGAGGCCCTTTCGGTCGCGCGGCCGGGGCGTGAGGAAGTGGCCGAATTTCAGTAGGCAACAGGCACGCGCCGGCGCTGGGATAAGAACCTTTGGCGGGCAAAAACGCGCCGGTTGGGGACAAGCTGCGCCCTTGCCCCCATCCCCCGGTGCAGGGTAAGAGCGTGGTCCAACAGGACACGGGCAAGAGGGCAGGTCATGCGCAGAGTGGTCGTTACAGGGCTGGGGCTGGTCACTCCCCTGGCAAGCGGTGTCGAAGAAAGCTGGAGCCGCATTCTGGATGGTCAGTCGGGTGCCGGACCGATCACGCTGTTTGATGCGGCGGCGAGCGGCGTCACCACGACCTATGCCTGCGAAGTGCCCAAGGGTGACGGCAGCGATGGCACCTTCAACGCCAACGACTGGCTGGAGCCAAAAGAACAACGCAAGATTGACGATTTCATCCTGTATGGGATCGCGGCGGCCGAAATGGCCGTCAGGGATGCGGGATGGACGCCGGACGACGAGGCGGATCGACTGCGCACCGGCGTGATGATCGGGTCGGGCATCGGCGGTTTGAATTCGATCGCGGACACGGCTGTGATGATCAAGGAGCGCGGTCCGCGCCGCGTGTCTCCCTTCTTCATCCCAGGTGCATTGATCAACCTGATTTCGGGTCAGGTCAGTATCCGCTTCGGGTTCAAGGGTCCGAACCATTCGGTCGTCACGGCCTGCTCGACCGGAGCTCATGCGATCGGGGATGCCTCGCGCCTGATCAAGTTCGGAGATGCGGATGTGATGATCGCCGGTGGTGCCGAGGCGGCCATATGCGAGATCGGGATTGCCGGTTTCAACGCTTGCAAGGCGCTGAGCACGAAATTTGGAGACAATCCGCAGGCGGCGAGCCGCCCCTATGACAGGGACCGTGATGGTTTCGTGATGGGCGAGGGAGCCGGTGTGGTCGTTCTTGAGGAATACGAGCATGCCAAGGCGCGAGGCGCTCGGATCTATGCCGAGGTACTTGGATATGGTTTGTCGGGAGATGCCTATCACATCACGGCGCCGTCCGAGGATGGCGAGGGCGGTGAGCGGTCGATGCGCGCCGCACTCGGACATGCGGGGCTCGAGCCCAAGGATGTGGATTACATCAATGCGCATGGCACCAGCACCATGGCGGATACGATCGAGTTGGGCGCGGTCGAGCGGATGATGGGCGAGGCCGCCGGCAAGGTCACGATGTCTTCGACGAAATCTGCCACCGGGCACCTTCTGGGGGCGGCCGGTGCGATCGAGGCGATCTTTTCGATCCTCGCGATCCGCGATCAGGTTGCGCCGCCGACGATCAACCTCGACAACCTGGCTGTGGACACGTCCGTCGATCTGGCGCCGAACGCCAAGCGCGAGCGTGAGATCAACGTCGCCCTGTCCAATTCCTTCGGTTTCGGCGGGACCAATGCCAGCGTCGTGTTCGGGAAACTTGGGTGATGTGGCGCAGCCTCGCCTCGAACATGCTGACCTTTTTGGTGGTGGGGCTGTTCCTTCTGGTCGGCGTCGTCATTTGGGGGCAGTCGCAATACACCGCGCAGGGACCGCTTGAGGATGCGATCTGTCTGCGGGTCGAACGTGGGTCGAACATGGGGGCGGTCAGTCGCGAGCTCGAGGCGCAAGGTGCAGTTCGGGACGGTCTGATCTTTCGTCTGGGCGCGGATTACACCGAAAAGTCACAGCAGTTGAAGGCGGGCAGCTTTCTGATCCAGCCGGGCGCGTCGATGGAAGAAATCGTGGACCAGGTGACACGGGGGGGCGCAAGCACCTGTGGCACGGAGATCGTGTATCGTGTCGGGGTCACCCAGACCGAGGCGCGGGTCCGTGAACTGAACCCGTCAACGAACGAGTTCGTCGAGTTGGTCGCCTTTGACCCCACGGCTGAGGACGCGCCTGACGTGTTCGCCGAGAAACGCGCGCAACCGGACACGCGCTATCGCATCGCCTTGGCGGAAGGTGTGACCAGCTGGCAGGTGGTCCAGGCGTTGAAGGCGATGGACATGCTGATCGGCGAGGTGGCGGAAGTTCCTCCGGAGGGGATGCTGGCACCCGACAGCTATGAGGTTGTGCCGGGCGTGGCGCGCGAAACGGTATTGGCGCGGATGCAAGAAGTTCAGCAGCTGCGCATCAATGCTGCGTGGGAGAGCCGTCAGGACGGGCTGCCGCTGGACAGCCCTGAAGAAATGCTGATCCTGGCATCGATCATCGAGAAGGAGACCGGCGTGCCCGAGGAGCGGGGTCAGGTCGCGAGCGTATTCGTGAATCGCTTGCGCCAGGGCATGCGTTTGCAGACCGACCCGACGGTGATCTATGGAATCACACGGGGGCAGGGCGTTCTGGGGCGCGGATTGCGGCAGAGCGAACTGCGCGGGCGCACGGCCTGGAACACCTATGTCATCGATGGCCTGCCGCCGACCCCAATCGCCAACCCGGGAGTCGCGAGCCTGCAGGCTGCGGTTGCGCCCGAAAACACGGATTTCGTCTTTTTCGTGGCGGATGGTTCTGGAGGCCACGCTTTCGCGCGGACGCTGGAAGAGCACAACCAAAACGTTGCAAAGTGGCGCGAGATCGAGGCGGAGCGCGCGAACAACTAGTCTTGCGGTGCAGCGCTCAGGTTCGTAGGACTTAACTTTTCATTAATGATGCCGAACGGTTAGCGGATCTGGCCGTTGCGAATTCGCTTGACAATGCGAGCGCACTCGTCTATAGGTTGTGTCATGCTAGGAGAAGTGAATGAACGGCCGTGGGATCGTATCCCATAGGCCGTTTTTTCATGTCTTTCGTGCGGAGAGTGATCACGCATGAGGCAATGAGCAAATATGACTTTGATTACCCCGGACGAGTGCGTTTCGAGATCGGCTGATGTTTACAAGTCGCTCCTCGAGTCACTTTCAAGATTGCGGGAGCAGGCGGAAGACCTGCGGAAGCAACTGGAAGCCGGGGAGGATGCGGATTTAGCGGACGGTAGCAAGCGGGTCTTGACGGTCGATAGACTGGTCATGTCCTGCCAGAGAGCGGAGATTATCCTTGCGGAGCAGCAAAACAGAAAACTTGGCATCGTCAGGGGCGGATACGCCCTCGACCTCGACGCCGCCCGACATGAGGTCGGGTGCCGTCTGGCTCGCCTCCGCAGATGCGGAGACTAGGGAAACATTTCTAGATGACATCGGAGAGGGAGGGCTTTGCGCCCTCCCTTTTCTTTTCGAGTTCTGGGCCATGGACCATCAGTTGCCGCCCGAAGGCGACTGGCGGACATGGGTCATCATGGGTGGGCGCGGTGCGGGCAAGACCCGGGCCGGTGCAGAATGGGTGCGTGCGCAGGTCGAAGGATCCCGACCGCTGGATCCCGGTCCCAAGAGCAGAGTTGCCCTGATCGGCGAGACCTATGATCAGGTCAGAGACGTGATGGTCCATGGCGACAGCGGCATCCTTGCCTGTTCGCCCCCGGATCGGCGCCCCACCTGGAAGGCGAGCGAACGCAAGCTTGTCTGGGAAAACGGAGCCGAAGCGAAAGCCTATTCGGCGCAAGACCCGGAAGGGCTGCGAGGACCACAATTCGATGCGGCCTGGGTGGATGAGCTTGCGAAGTGGAACCGGGCCCGGGACACATGGGACATGCTGCAATTCGCGTTGCGGCTTGGAGACTTGCCCCAGGTCTGTGCGACGACGACCCCGCGCAACGTGGGGCTACTGAAAGAACTGCTTCAGCTGCCGTCGACTGTCGTGAGCCATGCGCCGACCGAAGCTAACCGGGCGAACCTTGCGGCGAGTTTTCTCGAGGAGGTGAAAGCGCGCTATGCCGGCACCCGGTTGGGGCGTCAGGAACTGGACGGAATTCTTCTGGCGGATGCCGACGGGGCCTTGTGGACGACGGAGATGCTGCAGGCTGCGCGAGTCGCGCATGTGCCGTCGCTCGACCGGGTGATCGTTGCGCTCGACCCTGCGGTGAGTTCCGGTGCCGGATCGGATGAATGCGGGATCGTCGTGGTCGGTGCTCAGACAAAGGGACCGCCTCAGGATTGGCGGGCGTTCGTGCTGGAGGATTGCACGGTCAGAGGTGTCGGACCGACAGGTTGGGCACGCGCGGCCATCGCGGCAATGGACCGGCATGGCGCCGAGCGGTTGGTGGCCGAGGTCAACCAAGGCGGGCAGTTGGTCGAGGAGGTCATCAGGCAGGTCGATCCGCTGGTCCCATACAAGGCCGTGCATGCGGCGCGCGGCAAGTCCGCGCGCGCCGAGCCCGTAGCCGCGCTCTATGAGCAGGGTCGGGTGCGCCATGTGCGGGGGCTGGTCGACCTTGAAGAACAGATGTGCCTGATGACGCCGCGTGGCTACGAGGGTCAGGGGTCGCCCGACCGGCTGGATGCACTGGTCTGGGGCTTGCACGAACTGATGATCGCTCCGGCGGCGGTCTATCGTCAACCCCGCCTGCGAGTGCTCTGACCAGAACCCGCGACATGGGTGTTGCGAGACCACCGTACGGTCGGTTTCACGAAAATTTCCAAAGATAGTTCAGAACGGTTCGCACAGGACCGGGCGGCACGGAAGACGCGTGCGGTGATGATGAACAGACAGGAGCGTCAACGATGGTATTTGATTTCTTGCGTCGGAATGCGGGAGCTACCGTTCCCGAGTCCAAGGCAAGCGCAACTGGACCGGTTGTGGCCTATCACGGAGCAGGACGGGTCGCCTGGAGCCCTCGGGACACGGTTTCTCTCACGCGCACGGGATTCTCGGGAAATCCGGTTGGATTTCGATCGGTCAAGCTGATTGCGGAAGCGGCGGCGGCGCTGCCGCTCGTGCTGCAGGACCGCAATCAGAGATACGACGTTCACCCTGTCCTGAGCCTCGTGCAGCGTCCGAACATGGCACAAGGTCGGGCCGAGCTGATGGAGGCGCTCTACGGGCAGTTGTTGCTGTCTGGCGACGCATACGTGGAAGCGGTTGCCGGCGAGGCGGCCGTTCCGCTGGAGCTGCATGTGCTGCGCTCCGATCGGATGAAGGTCATTCCGGGCAATGACGGCTGGCCCATCGGATATGAATACACGGTCGGCGCGCGCAAGCACCGCTTCGACACCACCGGAACGCAATCGCCCATCTGCCACATCAAGTCTTTTCATCCCCAGGACGACCATTACGGGTTTTCCCCGATGCAGGCGGCGGCGATGGCGGTCGATGTCCACAACAGTGCTTCGCGCTGGTCCAAGGCGCTGCTCGACAATGCGGCGCGCCCGAGCGGTGCGCTGGTTTACAGCGGCACGGATGGTCATGGTGCCATGGGCGACGACCAGTACCGCCGCCTGAGCGAGGAAATCGAAGCAAACTATCAGGGTGCGCGCAATGCAGGGCGGCCGATGGTTCTGGAGGGTGGTCTCGACTGGAAACCGATGGGATTTTCACCCAGCGACATGGAGTTCCAGAAGACCAAGGAATCGGCTGCGCGCGAGATCGCCTTGGCCTTTGGTGTGCCGCCGATGCTGATCGGCATCCAGGGGGATGCGACCTATGCTAACTATCAGGAAGCCAATCGCGCCTTCTACAGACTGACGGTTCTGCCGCTGGCCACGCGTGTCGCGTCGGTGCTGAGCGACTGGATATCGCAATTCAGTGGCGAGGCCTTGGAGTTGAAACCCGATTTGGATCAGGTGCCTGCGCTATCCGCAGAGCGCGACGCGCAATGGGCGCGTGTGGCGTCGGCCGATTTTCTGACCGACGCGGAAAAGCGTGCGCTGTTGGGGCTGCCTGCGTTGCCCAACGGAGAAGATGATGGATGACCGGAACTTCAGGTTGGAGTCCTTCGAATGCGCGCCCGGGCTGCGGCTCGCGGCCCACGAACGGGTCAGTCAGATCCATCACGAGAACCTGGTGCGGAGGTTGGACCGACTGGACGAGATGATGGAGCGGCTGGAACGCAAGCTGTGGCTGACCGTCTACGGAGTGGTCGGCGTGATCCTCTCGCAGGCCGTGCAGTCATTCATCGTGGCAACGCCGTGACCGCATCCGCAACAACGTTTGAAAAGGAGAAGACCGTGGAAACGGACAACGGACTGGAACACAAGTTCGCCCGCTTCGGAGACGGGTTGAGTGTCAGTGACGGCACCATGATCGAGGGCTATGCCAGTCTGTTCGGGCAAACCGACCAAGGCGGTGATGTCGTTCGAAAAGGCGCCTATGAAGCTTCGCTTGTCGCGCTTCAAAAGGTTGGCCAACGGGTCAAGATGCTTTGGCAGCATGACCCTGCGCAGCCCATCGGCGTCTGGGACGAAGTTCGCGAAGACGATCAAGGTCTCTGGGTCAAAGGACGGCTGCTGGACAGCACCCAGAAAGGACGCGAGGCCGCGGCGTTGATTGCAGCAGGGGCGTTGGACGGGTTGTCGATCGGATACCGGACCCTCAAGGCAAGCAAGACGGAAAAGGGCCAAAGGCTCTTGACGGAACTGGAGCTTTGGGAGGTGTCGCTGGTGACCTTCCCAATGCTGCCCAGTGCGCGGGTTGCGGCGAAGGGTGACAGCCTGGCAACCGAAGCGACCCTGCGTGAATTGGCGGCGACACTTCATTGTGCGCGGCTGGAGCTGGCGCGCCGTTAACCGCGCCTTTCAATCACCCACAGACAGGATGTTCTGATGAGCAAGACCGACGGGCTGGCGCTGGCCGGCGAAGGTGTGCCCCTGGTTCAGGAGGTGAAGCAGGCGATGACCGGCTTCGTAAACGAATTCAAGGGCTTCCAGGAAGAAATTCAAACCAAACTCAAACAAGCAGAAGAGCGACTGACCATGCTGGATCGAAAATCTCAAACCGCGGCACGTCCGCATCTGTCCGCGGCAACCGACGAGGGCGCACCGCACCAGAAAGCCTTCAACGACTACCTGCGGTCGGGCGATGACGACGGCCTGCGAGGGCTCGATCTGTCGGGCAAATCGATGTCGACCGCGGTGAACAGCGACGGCGGCTATCTGGTCGATCCGCAAACCGCGGACTCGGTTCAGTCGGTCCTGCGTTCGACCGCATCGATCCGTTCGATTTCTTCGGTGGTCAACGTCGAGGCAACCAGTTTTGACGTCTTGGTCGATCATACCGACGTCGGTGCCGGATGGGCAACCGAAAGCGGTGGGCCGGCCGAGACCGATACGCCGCAGATCGATCGGATCACCATTCCGCTGCACGAGCTGAGCGCGCTGCCGAAGGCGAGCCAGCGGCTGCTGGATGACAGTGCATTCGACATCGAGGGTTGGTTGGCCGGGCGGATCGCAGACAAGTTTGCTCGCGCTGAAGCGGCCGCGTTCCTGAAAGGTGACGGGTTGGACAAACCCCGTGGTATTCTAAACCACAACAAGATTGACAACGACGTCTGGACCTGGGGCAATATTGGGTACATTCCGACCGGAACAGACGGTGATATCGGTGCGGGTGACGCGATCGTCGACCTGGTCTACGCCCTCGGTGCCCAGTATCGCGCAAATGCCACTTTCGTGATGAATTCGAAGACTGCGGGTCTGGTACGCAAGTTGAAGGACGCAGACGGCCGGTTCCTGTGGTCGGACGGTCTGGCCGCCGGCGAGCCCGCTCGCCTGATGGGGTATCCCGTCCTGATCGCAGAAGACATGCCCGATGCAGCAAGCGACTCCTTCTCGATCGCGTTCGGTGATTTCCGGGCCGGATACACCATCGCCGAGCGTCCCGATCTTCGCGTTCTGCGCGATCCGTTCAGCGCGAAGCCGCATGTCCTGTTCTATGCGACCAAGCGCGTTGGCGGGGACGTTTCCGATTTCGCGGCCATCAAGCTGCTGAAATTCGGCGTCGCCTAAGGCGGAGCCGGGTGCAGGGGCGGGCAACCGTCCCTGCGGTGGGCACGTGTCTGGCGAGATCCCTCATGTTGTCTAGCTGCTCCCCTCCGTCCGAGCAACCTGGGGCAGGGCGTGTCCACCACATCGAAATGAACCGGCCCGGATGGGTCCGAGCCTTCGGAGAGAGTTGATGATGTTGATCGAAGAAACCACCGTCCCGGATGCGGCGCTGCCGGTGGATGAATTCAAGGCGCATTTGCGTCTGGGAACCGGGTTTGGCGAGGACAACCTACAAGACAGTGTCCTGAAGAGTTTCTTGCGGGCGGCCATTGCAGCCATCGAGGCACGCACTGGCAAGGTCCTGATCACGCGCGAATTCAGTTGGTCGCTGACCAGTTGGCGAGACAGGACCGGGCAGACCCTTCCGGTGGCTCCCGTGAGCGAAATTATCGGTGTTAAGCTGATCAATACACTGGACGACGAAACGGATCTTCCGAATGACCGGTTCAGGCTCGAACGCGACAGCCAGCGCCCGCGTCTGCGTCCGTCAGGTAGCCTTTTGCCAACGATCTCGACCGGAGGGTCGGTGCGGATATTGTTCCGGGCAGGTTTTGCGGCTGATTGGGGCGGCTTGCCGGCCGATCTGGGCCAGGCGGTACTGTTGCTTGCTGCTCATTACTACGAGTACCGCAACGAAACTGCGCTGAGCGACGGTTGTATGCCCTTCGGCGTGACCAGCCTCCTGCAGCGGTATCGCACCATGCGGATCGGTATTGGAGCGTCGCTATGAATGATCTTCGTCTGAATCGCCGTCTGATTCTGGAAGCACCCGATCGTATCGCGGACGGTGCCGGCGGGTTCTTGGAATCCTGGGTGGAACTCGGCGAACTCTGGGCGGACGTTCGATCACGAACAGGCCGCGAGCGAAATAGCGGCGATTTTCCGATTTCGACGGTTAGCTATCGCATAATCGTTCGCGGATCGCCGATTGGCTCAGTTGCGAGGCCCTTGCCTCAACAGCGGTTTCGCGACGGGGCACGGGTCTATGTGATCAACGCGGTTGCCGAGCTTGATCCGAACGGGCGCTACCTGACCTGTTTCGTGGACGAGGAGGTCGCCGCATGAGTTATGTCTTTGCGGAAGCTCTCCAGTCCGCCGTATATCAGCAGCTTACCAATGCCTCCGGCGTCACCGAAGTCGTCGGCGATGCAATCTACGATGCACTGCCCAAGGGCAAGGTTCCTGACATCTACGTTATTCTTGGACCGGAAACCGTTCGGGACAAATCCGACTCGAGCGGTGCAGGCGCGGAGCACCGGTTTCTAGTTTCCGTCGTTACCGACGAAGCTGGGTTCGGGAAGGCAAAGCGCGTCGCGGGTGCTGTCTGCGAAGCCCTTGAAGATGCCGATATCGCGCTTTCGCGAGGACGTCTCGTCGGGCTGTGGTTCGATCGTGCCAATGCGCGACGGGCCGGGCAGGCAGGCCGTCTGCGCCGCATCGATCTGCGCTTTCGAGCACAGACTGAAGACAACTGATCAAGAAAACTTGGAGACGCGACATGAGTGCTCAGAATGGCAAGGACCTGTTGGTCAAGGTGGACATGACCGGAAGCGGTCTATTCGAAACGATCGCTGGCCTGCGGGCTACGCGCATCAGCTTCAATGCCGAAAGCGTGGATGTGACCAGCCTTGAAAGCCAGGGCGGCTGGCGCGAACTGTTATCTGGCGCGGGCGTAAAGTCGGCGGGTATCTCCGGATCGGGTGTATTCAAGGACGCCGGGACGGATGAACGGGCGCGGCAACTATTCTTTGATGGTGAAACGCCTGATTTCCAAGTGATCATTCCCGACTTCGGGATCGTGGAGGGTCCCTTCCAGGTGACTTCGATCGAGTACGCCGGGAGCCACAACGGAGAAGCGACCTATGAACTGTCGATGGCCAGTGCCGGCGCATTGTCGTTCATGGCTCTTTGAATGATGGCCAATCCATGGACAGGAGAGGTGGTGCTGGTGCTCGATGGCGAGCGCCGGACACTGAAGCTGACGCTGGGTGCGTTGGCGGAATTGGAGCAGGTGCTGGAAACACCGTCTCTCGTCGCGCTGGTGGAACGATTCGAAAGCGGAGTTTTTTCGACGCGCGATGTTCTCGCTCTGGTGTCGGCGGGTCTGATGGGCGGCGGCTATGAAATGTCGGCGATCGAAGTTGGTCGGGCTGAAATCGATGGCGGGCCGATGGCTGCAGCAAGAGCAGCGGCCGAACTATTGGCCCGTGCGTTCATGGTACCCGGGGAAAAATGAGCGGATTTGACTGGCCGGCCCTCATGCAAGCGGGGCTGCAGGGGTTGCGTTTGAAACCGAGCGAATTCTGGAGCCTGACCCCAGCAGAACTTCGTTTGATGCTCGGTCACGGCGCAGTGCAAGGCGCGCTGTCTCGAAGCGGACTCGATGCGCTGATCGCGGCGTATCCAGACAAAGAACGAGGAGACGATGATGAGTGAGAATGACGGAATCTCGGATCTTGAAGAACGCGCTGAAGCGTTGGAAGACAGCCTCGGTGCCGCCGCAACGATGGCTGCGAGCTTTGACTCGGAGTTAAAGCGCATGCGCGAATCCTTTGCCACGACCGGCAAAGATGCAGCGAGCTTGGAGCGAGGCTTGTCGAAAGGGCTTCGACGGGCGTTCGACGGCGTGGCGTTCGACGGTATGAAGTTGTCCGACGCGCTGGAGACAGTTGCGCAATCGATGATCCAGACGACATACTCGGCGGCCATCAAACCAGTCGCGAACCATTTCGGCGGGTTGTTGGCCAAGGGTGTCAACGGTCTGGTGGAGGGTATTTTGCCTTTTGCCGATGGCGCCAGCTTTTCACAGGGACGGGTTACGCCTTTTGCCAATGGAGGTGTCGTTTCTGGTCCGGTGACGTTTCCCATGCGGGGTGGAATCGGGCTGATGGGAGAGGCCGGACCGGAAGCCATCATGCCACTTGCACGAGGCGCTGACGGGAAGCTGGGCGTGCGGAGTGCGGGCGGGCGAGCCGTGAACGTCGTTATGAACATCAGCACTCCAGACGTTCAGGGTTTCAATCGGAGCCAAGGTCAGATCGCCGCCCAGATGAGCCGTGCCTTGGGGCGCGGAAATCGAAACCGCTGAATCGGACGCGAAGGGGAGAAGACTATGAATTTTCATGAAGTGCGGTTTCCTGCATCGCTCAGTTTCGGATCGATTGGAGGTCCGGAGCGTCGAACCGACGTTGTGACGCTTGCGAACGGTTTCGAAGAGCGCAATACGCCTTGGGCGCACTCACGCCGACGCTACGATGCTGGTCTGGGTATGCGCTCTCTCGATGACGTCGAAACCCTGATTTCCTTCTTCGAAGCGCGACGCGGCCAGATGTTCGGGTTTCGCTGGAAAGATTGGTCCGATTTCAAGTCTTCGCGGGCTTCCGCGGACATCTCTTTTGACGACCAGGTCATTGGTGTCGGAGACGGTCAAGTGACCGATTTCCCTCTGGTCAAGACCTATCGATCCGGCGATTTTTCCTATGCGCGTCCGATTGCCAAACCCGTAGCTGGAACGGTTCGGATCGGTATCGAACAGGACGAGATGCGAGAAACTGTAGATTTTGATCTCGATACAAGCACCGGAGTCGTGCGGTTCTCCTCGCCTCCGGCCGAGACCATGCGGATCACGGCAGGTTTCGAGTTTGATGTGCCGGTTCGATTTGACACGGATCGAATTCAGACGAGCGTGGCCAGTTTTCAGGCCGGTGATGTTCCGAATGTGCCGGTTGTGGAGGTGCGAATCTGATGGCGGGTATTGATGCGGAATTTAAAGCACATGTCGAAACCGGTGTGACAACTCTGTGCCGGTGTTGGTCGATCTCTCGCTCAGATGGAACTCGTTTCGGTTTCACCGACCACGACGAAAATCTTGCTTTCGATGGGTTGGTTTTCAAAGCCGATACTGGGTTGTCGGCGCTGGCATTGCAGCAGAGTACCGGATTGTCGGTGGACAATACGGAGGCGATCGGCGCGTTGAGCGATGCGTCGATCCGGGAAGATGATATCCAGGCCGGTCGTTTCGACGGTGCGGAAGTTCAGGCTTGGATGGTGAATTGGGCTGATGTTTCCGTTCGATGGTTGCAGTTTCGCGGTTCGATCGGAGAAATCCGAAGGGGCAGCGGTGCATTCCATGCTGAGCTGCGCGGTCTGACGGAGGCGTTGAACAGGCCTTTGGGCCGAATTTTTCAAAAGCCTTGCACGGCAGTCTTGGGCGATCGAGGTTGTGGTATGGACCTAGGTGAGCAGGGATTTTCACAAGAACTCGAAGTCGAAACTGTCGACGAGTCTAGGCGCTTTCATTGGACTGATTTTGACACGTTCGAACCAGGATGGTTCGCTCGGGGAAGGTTGCTTGTCTTGTCCGGAGAAGCGAAGGGTTTGTGGGCGTCCATCAAGCGGGACACCTACGAGGCGCCGACGAGAAAGATCGAGGTTTGGGAAGCCATTCGTCAAACGGTTCGCCCGGGTGATCGAGTGCGCTTGGAACCCGGATGCGACAAACGATTTGAAACCTGTCGGTTCAAATTCAACAACCTGATCAATTTTCAAGGCTTTCCGGATATTCCTTCGGAGGATTGGGTGATGTCTGTCCCTAGGCAAAATGGAACGAATGCCGGTGGGAGCCTTAGGTAAATGGGGGATCGTGAGGAAGTCGTTCGCATCGCAAAGACCTGGATCGGAACGCCTTATCGTCATCAGGCAGCTTGTCGTGGCGCAGGGACGGACTGCCTAGGTCTGGTGCGTGGTGTTTGGAGGCATTTGTTCGGATGCGAACCCGAAGAGGTTCCGGCCTATTCGATGGATTGGTCCGAACCTTCCGGCGACGAACAACTGTGGTTGTCGGCCCGCCGGCACCTGGTTGAAGTTCCAATGCACGAAGCCGCGCTGCAGCGGGGCGACGTGATCCTGTTTCGCATGCGTGATCAATCTGTAGCCAAGCACTTGGCAATCGTCTCCGCAACTGACGACAAGCCCGCCTTCATTCATGCGTATTCGAAGCACGGCGTTGTCGAAAGCGCTTTGAGCGCTCCGTGGATGAAGAAAATTGTTGCCCGATTCAAGTTTCCACTGGAGGTGGTCTGATGGCTACTGTTGTTCTTTCTGCTGCAGGTGCAGCACTTGGTGGTTCGATTGGTGGCACAGTGGCCGGTCTATCTACAGCGGTGATTGGGCGCGCTGTTGGAGCGACATTTGGGCAGGTGATCGATCAGCGTCTCTTGGGTCAAGGCGCTGAAGCTGTTGAAACCGGGAAAGTCGATCGGTTCCGTCTGACCCAAACGGGCGAAGGCAATCCGATCGCTCAAGTCTTCGGGCGCTCCCGAGTGGGTGGTCAAGTGATTTGGGCTTCGGACTTTCGTGAAGCATCCACTACCAGCGGCGGTGGCAAAGGTGGAAGCAGTTCGCCCACAACCACGACCTATAGCTACAGTGTTTCGTTGGCTGTTGCGATATGTGAAGGCGAAATATCCACGGTCGGCAGAGTCTGGGCTGACGGCGAGGAAATTGCCCGTCGTGATTTGAACATGCAAATCTACACTGGTTCGCAAGAGCAGCTTCCCGATCCTACCATCGAGGCGATCGAAGGGCGTGGTCAGGTGCCGGCGTATCGCGGAACGGCCTATGTCGTCCTTGAAGACCTGGCTCTGGAGCGTTTCGGGAACCGGGTTCCGCAGTTTTCGTTTGAGGTGGTGAGGACAGAGCAGCGCGACTCCTCGACTTTTTCGGAAGACCTTCCGCAGTTGATCAAGGGCGTCGCCCTGGTTCCTGGTACCGGTGAGTATGCACTGGCCACCACTCCCGTTCACTACTCGAAGGGACCGGGAAGCAATTGGGCGGCCAACACGAACAGCCCGATGGGCCGAACAGATTTTCTGGCGTCCTTGGCACAGCTCCGGGAAGAACTGCCGAACTGTTCTGCTGCATCCTTGGTCGTTTCCTGGTTCGGAAGCGACCTGAGATGTGATCGTTGTACGATCAAGCCGAAGGTCGAGCGCAGCGAGTTCGATGGGGGCAATATGCCTTGGAGCGTCGCTGGCGTTTCGCGATCCGCAGCGCAGACAGTCCCCCGAAAGAATGGCCAACCTGTATATGGTGGTACCACGGCCGATGCAGCCGTCGTTGAAGCCATCCGGCACATGAGGGCATCTGGTCAACGAGTCATGTTCTATCCGTTCATCCTGATGGATCAGCTTGCTGACAACCGTTTACAAGATCCCTGGACCGGTTCTGATAGTCAGCCAGCGTTGCCTTGGAGGGGCAGGATCACCCTTTCCTCGGCCCCGCCGCGCGCGGATTCTGCAGATGGTTCGGAAATGGCCGACGATCAAGTCCGGAGTTTCTTTGGTGAAGCCAAGGCATCGGACTTTCAGATCCTTGATGGGTCCGTACGCTACGATGGTCCAGCCGAGTGGGGCATGCGGAGGTTCATCCTGCACTACGCGGCTCTATGTGCTGCGGCTGGCGGCGTATCTTCGTTCTGCATCGGGTCCGAAATGAGAGGATTGACGCAGATCCGGGGAGCGACCGGTTTTCCAGCTGTGGACGCACTCAAGGAGCTTGCAGCCGAAGCTCGCGCCTTGCTCGGACCGAAGACCAAGATCGGGTATGCGGCTGACTGGTCGGAGTACTTCGGCTACCAGCCACAGGATGGCTCCGGCGACCGATACTTCCATCTTGATCCGCTTTGGTCGGATGCGAACATCGATTTCATCGGTATTGACAACTACATGCCGCTCTCGGATTGGCGCGACGAGGACAAACACGCCGATGCGGAATGGAAATCTGTTTATTCGCCAGACTATCTTCGCGCCAACATTGAGGGTGGTGAAGGTTTTGACTGGTTCTACGAGTCACTGGAGGCGGCTTCGGCTCAGGTCAGAGCCCCTATTGAAGATCTGGAACACAATGAGCCGTGGATCTGGCGATACAAGGATCTCCGTAACTGGTGGAGCAACGAGCACCATGAACGGATTTCTGGAGTCCGACAGGCTACTGCAACTGGTTGGGTTCCGCATTCGAAACCAATTTGGTTCACAGAACTTGGCTGTGCCGCCTTGGACAAGGCAACGAATCAACCCAACAAGTTTCTTGATCCCAAATCGTCTGAATCGAGCTTGCCCAAATTCTCCAACGGACTGCGGGATGACCTGATCCAGCGTCATTACCTGCAGGCCATGCTCGGCTATTGGAGTGACGACGCCAACAATCCAGCCTCTGATCTGTATGAAGGTCGAATGATCGACATGCAGAACGCCTATGTATGGGCGTGGGATACGCGTCCATTTCCAAGGTTTCCAAACAATCTTGGTTTGTGGGAAGATGGGAAAAACTATGCGCGTGGTCATTGGCTCAATGGACGAGTCGGTTCGCGCAGTCTCGCTTCGGTGGTAGAGGAGATCTGCCTCAAGTCCGATCTTAAGCAAATCGACACCTCACGGCTATTCGGTGTGGTGAGAGGATACACTGTCGATCAGGTCACAGATGCACGAAGTGCTTTGCAGCCTTTGATGCTGAGGTTTGCTTTCGACGCGATCGAACGGGATGGAGTTCTTAAATTCGTTTCTCGGGACGGAACGAACGTACAGACAATCGATAGCAACGAATTGGCAGAATGCGCTGACATCGAGGGCTTGGTGCAGTTCAAACGAGATGCCAACGCCGAGGTGGCGGGACGGGTCAGAGTTCGATTTCTGCAATCCGAAGGTGACCACGATATTGTCTCGGAGGAAGCGGTTCTGCCGGACACTTCAACTCATTCTGTCACGACGAATGATCTCGCTTTGTCGATGACACGTGCCGAGGGCCGCCAGGTCGCAGAACGATGGCTTGCTGAATCGCGTGTCTCCCGCGATTCAGCAAGCTTTGCGCTGCCGCCATCGAAGATCGGGATTGGAGCGGGTGATATCGTGCGGTTTTCGAATAGTGAAAACCAACCCGAAGCACTCTTCAGGGTCGATCGTATCGAACTCGGGGAAATGCAGATCGCTGAAGCTGTACGTATCGAGAGCGAGGTTTACCTGCCTTCTGAAATGGCAACAGACGTGCCAAGTGTGAAAGCCTTTGTACCTCCCACTCCTGTTTTTCCACTCTTTCTCGATTTGCCGCTGATGACGGGGGATGAAAAGCCGCACGCGCCTCACTTGGCGATTACGGCTCAACCGTGGCCTGGGGCTGTTGCGGTCTATGCATCGGAGGCGGATGAAAACTATCGTTTGAGCGAAATCGTTCCGCGGAGATCTGTCGTTGGGCAAACAGAGTCCATCCTTGCGAGAGCTACGCCAGGACTCTGGGACGAGTCTGCTGGGGTACAGGTCAAGCTTCTAAGTGGTGGGTTGGAGTCACGATCAGCCGATTCTGTTCTTAGCGGAGCCAACCTTGCAGCCATCGGCGACGGCAGTTCGCAAAACTGGGAACTAATCCAGTTCAGGACCGCAGAATTGATCGAGAAGGACACGTATCTCTTGAGGAGTCTCTTGAGAGGTCAACTCGGTACTGACGCTGCAATGAAAGATGTCTGGCCCAAAGGGTCTTGGTTCGTGTTGTTGGATGATGCACCTCAACAGATCGGTTTGAACAGTGCGCAACGTCGTCGGGCAAGGCACTACAGAATTGGCCCGGCTCAGAGTCACTATGACGATCCTTCGTTCCAACACTTGGTTGAAACCTTCGATGGAGTTGGCCTGCGGCCTTACTCGCCATGTCATATCGAGTGCAAAGAGGCTGGTAGCGGAGACTTGGTTTTCGAGTGGATTCGAAGGACGCGTATCAATGGTGACAGTTGGGATCTAGTCGATGTGCCAATTGGGGAAGACAAAGAGCAATATCTTGTTCGGGTTGTTCAAGGAGATCGTGTGCTTCGCGAAGAATTCGTTGAAACCAGCTCTTGGACTTACCTTTCATCCTTGCGAAACGGTGACGGTCTGTCCGGTGCTCTTCGCTTTGAAGTCGCTCAGGTCTCGTCGATTTTTGGTCCTGGCCCGTTTTCATCATTGGCGATTTCATAGCGCAATGAACTTTTCCCTACCTCGCGTTTGAAGCCGGTTTGATTGAGTAGCCCCTTTTGTCTCGCGTCAGCCGATACATCAGTGAAGCAGACGCTGGCGATATTCGGCATTCCCAGACGCACTTAATACGATTGGTATGCGCGGTGGAGCGAGGGTAGTCTTGAACTTCAACATTCGCTGTCCGGAAGATTCAGATGGTCTGGATGCTCACCCTGGAGGTCGTTTTGGCGATTCGGCTATCTGCGCTTGTCGTGTTTTTCTGCCGTCTTGCGTTGTTTTCGACTGGGGATGCCGAGGCGTATCCCTTTGTCTGAGGTGCCCCTGGTTTCCTTGACACGTGCCTGATTCGGTTTCTGCTGTCTGATCTCGAAATCAACGGGCGACAGCATGCCGTTGTTCGCGTGCTTGCGCTTCGGGTTGTAGAACATCTCAATGTACTCTAACACGTCCTGTCTGGCGGCGTCGCGGGTCGTGTAGATCCGACGCCGGATGCGCTCTCGCTTCAGAAGCTGGAAGAAGCTCTCTGCCACGGCGTTGTCGTGGCAGTTCCCGCGCCGGCTCATGCTGGGTTCGAGGCCGTGCTGACGGAGGAAGGTCTGCCATTCGCGGCTGGTGAACTGCGAACCCTGGTCTGAATGCACCGTGATCCGGTCTGTCGGCTTTCGTCGCCAG